CCGCCGCGTTTTTTTTATTTTTTGAGTCAGACATAGGTTAGTTAGTGGAAAGCTCCTCAGCGGCCTCCTGCGACGAAGAGACCCCTTTGCCAAAAATTTTCTGCTCACCCAAATCAGTGCTATGTAATGGGGGGGTGTCCGAAAATCCGACCCCCTCCCCCCCCTCTTGATCGACCGCCACGGCCTCGACCTCGACCGGCTCGGCGGCGCAAGTGGCGTCCAAAGTGGTGTCCCGCCTGCCGTCTGCGTAGTATAAACCTTCTGATTCGGTATCAGAGACCAGCCCGGCCAGGCATCCCGACACGCTCCCGGCACCCACGCCAAGGAGCCCCTTTTGTGTGGACCCGCTCCCGCTTGGACCGGTTACAGGGACAACTTCGGCCTCGAGGAGCGGCAGGCTGGCCAGCATCTCGCTTAGTTTGTCCTGGGAAACCTCAACCTTCTCCACCCGGCTTGTCGCCTCGCCACTGAGGAGCTGGAGCTTGTCCACCATCACAGCGGCCACAATGGCCGCATCCTTGGCGTTGTTGATAGTCGGCACCAACTCAACGACCCGCTCCACCGAAAGCCGCGCCGCAGTCCTCACATTGCGCAGCAACTCTTTTTTATGCTGCTCTATAGAAATTCCCTCACGCTCTTGGACAGCCGCAACGGTATTGCGGCTGACTCCCAAGGCTCGAGCCATTGCCGACATACTCAGCCCCTCGGCGCTCATGCGGCAGATCGCCCGGTAAACCTCCGGCCGGCGGGCAAGCAATCGCTCCCCGCTAAACTCTCCAGTAGCCTCGAGCTTCTCAGCCCCGATTTCCGCCTCCGCAAAAAGAAAAGGCGCGGCAGACTCCAAGGCGTCGGCTTTCATCAAAGGGGATTCCATAAAAAAACAAAAAACGGCGGCGGCTATGTGATCGACGCAACCCACGGTTTGCGGCCCGGCCTCAAATACACAGAGCCCCCAATGCGGCCCTCCTCGAGGACTCGTTTGATGCTCGATTCAGGGATGAGGATGCGATCCCCGAGGCGGACATGCGGGAAAGTCCCGTCATAAAGGCGCGACTGAACTGCCGATCTCGACAGGCTGAGGAGCTTGACGAGCTGCGCCGGTGAATAATGCTGCTCAATCATTCCCCGATCCTCCAGGCGAGAAGCGCCAAAGCCGCAGCAGGCCCGAGGGCACAGAGCGCTTCCCACGTCCAAGTTATATAATGGATGGCATCAGGGGTGTTCATTTGTTCACCTCCACGGAAAACGGCCGGAATCCGAAAATTTCAAAAAAACGGCGACGTGCAGCCTCCCGGCTCGACGCCCGCACATAATCCCCAAACGGACCGCGCAGCGGATCCATGGCGCGGCACAAAAAAAGACGGCTCATATCTGGCCTCCTTGTTCACCGACGAATCCCGACTTTGTCGGACACTCAGGGCGCAAAAAACGCAGCAATGCCTCGCGCACAACATCCGAGTTGCTACACATCCGCCGCCTTGCCTCATCGGCCAGCAGCCCGCCAAGCGGCTCCGGAAGCCGCGCAGATAGTTTTGTTATTTTGTGATTTACCTTCATGCGACGCCGACATTGTCAGACGATGTCGGGTATGTCAAGTGGGGAAAAATACTTATTTGCAACCACGCAAAAAAATCCGACATTGTCGGCGTGAAACAAAAACAGAACAAAACCGAGAAAATCGATGTCCGCCTTGAGCCAGACTTATTCGCCGAGGTTGATTCATTCGCCAAAGCCAACCGCATTAGCCGGTCTCAGGTTGTTCAAAAAGCACTGTTAAAATATTTTGGGCACCACATGCCATCAGAACCATCCGAGCATAGGTATATTTTGAACGAGGGAAACGGGACCCTCGAACCATGGCAGCGCTCCGATGGTGGATTATCAACTCAGACAACCCCGAGCTCCCGCCAGGCTGGATAAGCGAAATCCACGATTTAACATCATGAAATTTACAATTCCCGGCTCAATACTTGTTGCAGCATCATACCTCCCATCATTTAATGATTTTTCAAGATTTCAAACAGGCGGCGGAACTTGGAGAATTGGGATTGGTTTAATTTTTATCGGGATAGCAATCACGTTCAGTGAACACATCCCAGCCAACATTTCCAAATTACAACGCCTCGCGTGGGCGTTTGGATTTGCGTGCATAATCTCTTTGATCGGCGCTTTGTGTAATGATGAGCGCTGCTTATTTATCGCGATTCCAGCCACTGCATTTATGTATTTTTGGTCAATCAGTCAAAAACCATGCGAAAAACCGCATTAGCCCTGCTCGCCCTCCTCCTCGCCGGATGCGCCAGCCCGCAGCCCCGCGAGACCTACGCCCCGCGAGCCCTGCCCGTGGCACAGCCCATGGAAATTCTCATCGAAACAAGCCCACCCGGCGGAATTGTTGATTGGAACGGCAACGTTCTTGGAGCCGCACCCGTCACGCTAAAAATCCGGCCAGACCTCACCGCAAGCGGCCGCCCACGCTGGCCCGAGACCGGCGCACACTCTCACATCTTCCGCTCCCGCTGGCGCAACGGCGACCGCGCCGCAGAGCTATTTATCGCCGACGAAATGCCCCCGCAAAGGATCGCAATTATTTCACCAGTCCAAGAAATTTACTGGGGATACGAAAAGAAAAAACCGCTCGCAAAATTCCCATAGACATTCGCAGAGCTTGATTTTATCAGCCTCCGCAGTTGTCAAGCGTTTTCTGTAAATATATTTTCAAAAAAAATAAAAATAATTCTTGCGCTCCTTTTTGAACCTCCGTAGGTTCATCAACGCAGGCCACCAACGGCCCGCCCGAGTCGGTCGGCAACCGGCACAATAAAAACCGAGCCAGACGGTATCTGGCACAGAAAAATGAAAACAAAAAACATCCTCGCGGTAGCACTCGCAACCGCCTCATGCAGCAGCCTCGCCATTGGCGTCGCCTTCACCCTCACCCACGGCCCCGCCGCATTCCTCACCGGCACCGCCGCATTTATCGGCTTGGCCATCACCGCCGCCACCATCAACCCCACCATCTAAGGAGGAAAAGATCATGGGCGAATACGCAAAATACAACGGCCAAGAAATCAAAATTGGAACTTGCGAGGATATGTATTATCTCCGTTTCCAGCAACGTCACGAAGTCGAAACCCTTCCTAATAGCGTCGATCTCAGCGATTCCGCAGTGCTCAAAGAGCTCCGCTTTCGTTTCCCTTTCCCCGAGGAAGACAGCATCGAGCCAGGCGCTTTTGAATCCCACGAAAAAAGCGCCCGAGTTCCCGACTCCTTTCAACCTGGAGACATCGAGCACGGCAGCGTTCAATTCAGCGCCCGCAACGGCTACCTCGTAAGCCTGCCTTGCCCAGAATCCGAGGAAGGCAAATCCTTCCCCCATAAAATCCACCGAAACGGCCACGGCGGATCCGTCCACCTCGTCGCTCAAAAACTCGTCGGGTCCGAACTTTGGGCCGTCTGCCGCTGCGGCGGCTGCGGTGCCATGTGGAGACTGCCCAAAGAAGACGGCATCGAATTAGCGCAAGCTTTCACCGATGCAGCCCAGGCCAACACCTGGGACCGTCCAGAGCATAGCACCTACCAGCTCACCATAGCCCGCCGAATCCTCGACGGCTACACCAAGCCCGCCATCTAACCCCAACCCGGCGAGGGTCCGATCCCCTCGCCAATCCAACACCATGAGCACACAACACACACCCGGCCCTTGGACCATTAACAAAGTTTGCCCTTGGACAATCAACAACCTCCTTTATGACGAGCCACGTGATAATAAAAATGTGGTTTGCCGTATGCCGGACAGAAATCCTGAAACCGAAGCAAACGCCCGACTCATCGCCACAGCTCCTGAATTACTTTCCGCGCTGGAAACCCTGATGCAACGAGCCGTAAAGGACGCCGAACATTATGCGCCAGACGGAAACGAACCGATTTGGGCCTTTATTATGGACGCATCAGACGCAATTGCAAAAGCCACAGGAGGCGCAAAATGAGCACCGAACTATTCACCGAGGCCGAAATGCCCTTTAACCTCATTTCCCAAACCATCGCGGCACCCGTCAAAATCCTCTCCCCACGGGAAGAGGAGGCGGCCCGAGCCGCCACCGTGCGGGCGGGCGGTTACGAGCACACACCGTCAATGTTTGACGCAACCAGCACAAAAGGAGGCCAGCAATGAATCAGCCCGATTTGTTCCCTGTCGCTCATTCCGTCGTTGACGCAAGCATTCACGCCCCCATTCCTCACGGGTGGACAAGCGAGCTGTTCAAAAGTTTGGGGAAAAATTACAAACGCGCCATCGATTTTGAGGGCTTTGTCTGGTATTGGTGCGGGAAATGGACACTAAATGTTCCATGGTTTGACTCAAACGACAACCCAGTTCCGGAAAATATCCACGGCCGCAGACTTGGACGAATGACTAAAAACGGGGCTTTGATAATTGGCAAGCGCCGCATTGATTCAACTCGATGGAACCACTAACCAAAAAACCAAACCCAAAAAATGAAAACACTATCACCACAAGAACAAGACGAGATCGAAAACCTCACTTACCTCACGCCACCGGAAGACCAAGGCCAACCACACGAAGCAGGCCAAGCAATATGGGGAGAACTCGCAGTTCTCCGCCGGTGGGACTGGGACGACAACGGAGGAAGACTCTCGAACACCCGCCACGAATACGAGGTTTACGCATGGGAAGGCGAAGACGAAGACCCCGCCTTCCAACGCCTCACAACCGGCAAACTGATCGCTAAATTTATCATTCCTACAAAATGAAAACCGAAATCAAATTCCAAACCATCGGCACGCGTGCCGTCGTCTCAAAGAAAATCACCCCAGAGCAGGCCGCCGAAATCCTGCAGAAAAACCCAAACATTACCCAGGTTGACACGCCCGCCGGTTATTTCCCAAGGGACACCATGGAGCCCTTCGCGCTGGATCATACTACAGGGCAGCTCTACAAGGCCGACGAAACAGGAAAATACCACTTGTTGCCTAAGCCATGACACACGAGCAACTCAACCGCGCCGCTTCCGACATGGAGGCGGCGCTTGCCCATCTCGACATCCAGCCCGGCCACACCACCGAGGCCGAACTTGCCCAGGACGACGCCGAAATCCTGCCCGCCCTGGTGAACGGCCGACCGGGAATTACCCCCGCGCCTGCCTTCGGCATGTCGGATGGGCGCGAAATGCAAACCAAAACCAACCCCACCCCATAAAAACTCAACCCGCGCCGGACGGAATCCGGCACCCAACCCATGGAAACCCTCAAACTCTACAACGCCCTCGCTCTCCTCACCGACACCGCCAAACTCATATTGCGCGACATAGAAAACCCCTCCACCCTTGCCGCTAACCTGCACTACCTCGCCCAAGCCATAGCCAGCGCCGAGAAAATCCTTTTACAACATCCCATCCCGATAAACCAATGACACCCGACCTAAACGAGCCACACGGCAACGCCAATAACCGCCACAACGCCCGCGACCCCGAGTCCGAAAACATGACCGCAAAAATCCAATTCTTCGCCTACCCCGAAGAAAAAAGCGCATGGATCCGCGCCGCCCACCCCCAACGCCTCAGCGCCTGGATCCGCCACCAACTCAACACCGCCACCGGCCGCCCCGAACGCCCCGACCCCGAAGAATGGCGTCAAATCCGCAAGTAGCAAGCGGCATCCAAAGTGGTGACCCTAAACACAACTTACTAATAATGAACGCACCATCCACAAACTACGGATCAGAAGGTTTGTGGTTCGACTCCACATGGCTGCACTCCCCCTCTTCCCTTAAAGTGGCATCCTTGTGCCGTTTTCCCTCTGTAGCACTCAGAAGATTGCCGTTTATTGGATTTTGGGGGCTTGCAATGCTTGCGTGAATTGCTTTGTTTATTAAGGCCAAGTGGCGACCTGTAGTGGCGACCCGGATGGCAAATTTTACCTTTCTGACTAAGGAAACAATATAATGAGAAAACATGGCGAGATTACGGTGGAGTGGAGAGCGGCGAAGAATGCTTGGTATTTCCGCGTGCAGGAAAATGGCAAACGTGTGGCAAAATCTACTGGCGTCCGGATTCAGTCTGCGAGCGGGCGGGCTGCGGCACTATCTAAAGCCAAAGCTATCGCTGCGGCGCTGGCGACAGCCGACGATCTTAAAATTGCGGCGGTCGTGAAGCGGCCTGGCTTTGCGAAGTGCGGTGAAGTTGCCGAGATTTACCGACAGCATGGACCGGCGGCGTCGGTGACAAAGAGTCTGAGTCGCTTTGTTGCCTATGTGCGGGCGGTGACTGGACGGAATGACTGGGAGGAGCAGAGCACGCATTTAACGCTGACTTCCTCCGCGCTGAGGGGATGGATTGCCACGCAGAAAAAGGCGGGGCGCTCGGAGAGTGGGATTCATACCGACGTCCAAACGGTGAAGAGTGTCGTTGCGAAAAAAAGATTTTACTTATTTGAAGATTTGAAGTTGCCGGACTTGGCCGATTTTTGGGCGGTGTCGGGGGGGTCGGCGACCACGGAGGGTTATCAGCCTATCGACCGCGAGGCGCTGCGGCGCATGGATCGGGCGGCGAGGATCCCGCTGCGGCGGCGGGATGCGCGGGCCTGGGCGGTTTACTGGCTCATGCGCAAGGCGGGCTTGCGAAATGAGGAGGTGGAGTCTTTGAAATGGGCTTGGGTGGATTGGCAGCCTGACGGGACGGCTGATCTGGTGCTCATCAAGCGGGATGACTGGCAACCAAAGGGGCGAAGCGGACGCGTGCCGGTGAGGGCTCGGTTACTGAGGCTCATTAAGGCGGCATTGGGAGAAGAGGGCGAGTATGTGGTGCCACGGACCAGCCCGACGGATGCCTACAATGTCACGCATTACGGCATCAATGAATTTGTGAGGCTCTACATTCCCGACGGGGAGAAGGGAGCATACAACCTGCGCAAGGAATACGGCGCTCAGATTGCGGCGCGGGATGGCATAGAAGTGGCGAGCCGGTTGCTCCGGCACAGGGACATCCAGACCACCTTTAATCACTACCACAATCTCATCAACCGCCCGAAGCCGCTTTAGCGTTGCTTGTAGTATTCGCTTTCTTGGACGAGGGAACGGATGGCGCTTTGGGCGCTTGAGCGGTTGCCGAGTTCCATGGACGTTTCCACTTCGTCCATGGCGTTTCGGTAGGCTCGGTTCCACATTCCGAGTTCTTGGTATCTAAAATCCTCGCGCTCGCTGCGTTGTTTGCTGCGGGTTTTGAGGTAGTTGTATTCAGTGCGGAGCCCATTGACGAAATCTGGCAGCGAGAGGCGGACCTTGGCCATGTCGCGCTCGTCGGCCTGGTTCAGCTTGAGATCGTTTTGGTAAACTCCCCTGTCGCTGATCTTGAGAAATTTATTCAAGACCGGCGTGGCGCTGATTGTCATTTCGGTGAGGGTGTCGGCCTCGGTGTCGTAGTTGAAGAAGTTTGTGATGCCGGTAGCGCCGAGGGTCCAGCCGAGCATGGGCTTGGTTGCTTCCCATCCCCCGGCGAGCCATTGATCCTCGGAGAGGATGTTGCGGTTGCGGAAATCATCCCTTGGGTTTCGGCCGGCCAAGAATGTTGTCCAGTTTTGGCCTACCTCGATGAGCGTGTTTTGTCCTGGCACTTGCGAGCTGATGCCTGCGAAAACATCGCCGAGTTGTGGCGCGGTGGGGTCGCCTTTGGCGGAGCGGATCGAAGCGCTTAGCACTTTGCCGACGACGCCATTGATGACGCGCAGCCCTTCATCCTGCGGCAGCCGGAGGTAGGCTGTCTTGCCGCCGGTGTCGCCGGTGGAGACATTCCCCAAGGGAATGATTGCAAAGTTGGTCATGTCCCAGTTCGGCACGCGGGAGTAGAGCTTTTCCAGTTCTTCACCGAGGACGCCTTCCTTGGCGAGGGTTTGCATGACGGCTATCAGTCCGCCGCCGGTGAAAAGCCAAGCGAGCCACCATTCCTTGGCGTTCATGTTGCGCTCGGCCCCACGGAAATTGCGTTGGAGCGATTCGTAGGACCGCAGAAAAATGTTAAGGAACGGCACAATGGCCCCGGCTGATTGAGCGTGGCGGCCTTTCTTGTAGTAGTTGGGGATGCCGATGTGGTTGCGGATCGTGTTGGCCGCTTGCGGTGCGGGCATTCCCATATCCTTGACCAGCACCTTGTAGGCCGACGCCTTGGGCAGCATTTGGAGAATCTGCCCGGCAAACTCAATGGCTTTGAGCGGGCCCATGATTGCCCTGGTTAAAAGATTACGGCTCTTGGAATCTTGGAGGTGAAACTTCCGCAGGATGGCGTCGATGCTGTCATCATTGCTTCCCATGCGGCCACCAAATGCCGAGTGCGGACCACCCGTGGCGGCGCTCTCGATCATTTCGCGCATGAGTTGAGTCTTTCCTACATCTCCTTGCGCCCAATCGATGGACGCTCCCCAGGTCTCGGGGTCGAGGAGGCGCATGACAAACCTTGCGCGGCCTTTGATGCCTCCTGGCATGTTGGTGAGCGAGCGTTGCAAGTCGCGGAGGGGAGACATGAAAAGCTGGAAGGCAGGGTTGTAGCGAATGATGGCCCCATAGACGAGGCGTTGAAACCCTGTCGAGAGCAGGCGGAGGATCGCATCGCGCTCGGCGGGCGACTTGTCTTCCCACATGGCGGCGTATCGTTTGGGGATATGAGCGCCCACACGCTGGCCATTTACTTTCCACTCCACCATGGACAAGGCCGAATCCTTGGGAGGCTGAGGCTCCATGATCTTGCCGTTGTATTTCATGGGCGCAGTGGTGACGAGCTCGGGCGATGTCTGCCCGATTACACGCACGGCTTCCCGAGTGAATCGGTTGTTCTGTGCGGCGCGGTGGATGCTTATGACTTTGAGCACCGTTTGCTGAAGAGGGTCGGCGATTTCCTTGAAGGTGCCTACCTGCTTGCGGATCGTTGAAGGAAGATACTCTTGGACATATTCGAGCGGAGTGAACGCGGCGTAGTTGTCCTTGTTTGTGCTGATCGTCTTCCACAGCTCTGCGGAGAAAAGCCCAGATTGATTCGCGTCTTCCATGATGGAATAAATGACATCACGAAACCCGCTCACTGCGGTTTCCAGCGCGGCGTAGCTTTCGAGGCCAAGCGTTGCTTGCAGCCTGGCAAGCGCCTCCCGTGCCGTCCGGTCTGTCTCGCCGCCGGGGTTGAACATGACTGCACGGCCGGTCTCCCCGACGACTTCCATTTGCCCGTCGATCTCTCGGGTTACTTCGAGGCGCTCATTGGCAATGCGGTGGTATTTGAGGAAAATGCCGAAGTTTTCGCGGGCCACACCGGCTGCATCGAGGCTTTGGTAGAGGCGGCCTATGTCGGCCAGCTTCTCTTGGAGTTTACTTTCGGCGAGCGGATGCTCCTCGGTGAACCAGCGGATGCTGTCCTCCTCGGCTGGCGTGATCTTCCCGGCAGCGCGTGCCTTTGCCGCTGAGTCGATGATGGGCTGGTAGATATTCCAATACTGGTCCTTTAGATTCTCCCACCATCCGGTGAGGCTGGCGCGGCGGGCTTGAGCGGCGGCGCTTTTGCTAATGAAAATTTCGGCACCGGCTTTGAATGCCTCCATGTCTCGGGCGAGGCGCTTATCCAGCACTGCGTCGCGGCCTTTGTTGATGCGGTCGTAGATGTCCACCAACTTGGCTTTGACTTGGGGGCGGGCGTCGAGGTTGTTCCAGAAGGTGTCGTAGAAAATGGGGGCGCGGGTCTTGAGGTCGGCGGGGCTGTTGAGGAGGACGCTCATGCCGTCGGCGAAGAGTTCCTCGGGGCTGAACCGGTAGGCGAGGTGCTCGGGGGTGGCGCGGGTGATGTCGAAGGGCTTCCACCATTTGGTCAGGTCGATGAGTTCCTGCCGGATGTATTTGAGGTCGGCTACATTTCGGGCGTTCATCTCGCTGCGCATGGCGGCGTGGAAGGCTTCGCGGAGTTCGTCCTGGGTGGGCTCGCGGCCGCCGACGGTCTGCGTTTCCTCGCGGGTGTTGGTGCCGATCTGCTCGCCTTGCACTTGGAACTTTGCCAGGCGCGTGTCGAGGATGCCTTTCATGGCTTGCTTGACGATGTTGGCTTTGACGGCTCCATCCTGCCGGGCGAACCAATCGTAGAGTTCCGGCCATTGCTCGCGGCCGTCGAGGCCGAAGAGTCCTTTGACGATCTCGGGGGTCACGCCGCTCTGTGCGTAGATGGGCTCGTTGACGATCACTTTGCGCACTTCGCCTTCGAGGGAAGCGCGGAGGTCGGCCTCGGCTTTCGTGCGGATGCCCTCGCGCTGCTTGCTGGTGATGGGTTGCTGGCTGTAGGCCCAGCCTTCCACCGGCGCGGGGTTCGGATCCAGCGGGATGCCTTGCTTGAGCGTTGGTTTGCCAGAGATGATTCCCAGGAGGTTCCCCTTCTCCATGCGGAAATCGTCCATGAATTGGATATTATGCCCGATCTCGTGCATGAAGGTCATCATGGCCGAGGCTTCTCCACCGGCTTTGATGAGGTCGGGGTGCAGGGTGATGACTCCTTGGCCGTTCGGGCTGAAGCTCCCCAGCGCATTGCGTTTGCGGGGAATTTGCACCTTGGGGCTGCCGCCGGAGAGGGCTTTGACAAACTCCACGGCCTCGGGCATCTCCACTACCGGCACCTTGTCCAGGCCGCCGAGGATGAGCGGCATGGTCCATGTGCCATTCATGGCACGCACTACGCCAACGGCGTCGGGATAGTCGGCAAAGATTTGGGCGTCGTTGTAGGTATTGAGCGCGGGCTTGGGGATGGTGGCTGCGGCGGGCATGACCGGCGCTTGCGGTCCGGCGTCGGCCATCGACTTGCTGCGGGATTTGGGTGCCGGGCCTGCGTCAAACATCGAGGGCGTGCTGTCGTAGCCGTCCTTGATTGCGGCTGCGCGGCGGGCGGCCTCGGCGTCTTCGGCGCTGGCAGGGGTGGCGGGCGGCACGGGATCGCTGGTGAGGTTGAACGGGTCTTGTGTTTGCGTGAAGAGCGGCACTTGCTCTTCGCCAAAGGCCAGCAGGCGCACTTCTGCCAATGTGGCGGGGTCGTCGAGGAAATTCACATACTTTTCCCGGGCCTGTTGCAGCTCGGCGATCTTTGCCAGGATGGCTTCGGGATTTTTGACATCCACTCCCATGCTGGCTGCTGCTTGCGGGCGCTTCACGGCTCCCTTTACCGAGAGGATCATGTTGTCGATCTCTGCGATGCGGGTTTGGCTGGCTTTGACCAGGGCGACGGCTTTGTTGAGGTTGTCGTCGGAGTTGCCGAAGAGGTCGCCTTGCTTGGCGGTTGGCGACTTGGCCCGCTGGCTGGTGCGGATGAGTTGGGTGAGCGCCTCGGGGGAGAACTCCTTGGCGTAGGTGATGCCTATGCGTTGCAGCTCGACATCGCGGGGGGCGGCAAGCGCTATGGCGTCGGCTTTGGCGTCGGAGATTTTTCCTGATTGATGTAGCGCGTAGAGATCATCCGTGCCCATCGCCCCGATTGAGAATCCGGCACGTCCTTTAGCCCTCGAAAGAAGGCTTCTCTCTGTTGCTTGGTCATAGGTGAGTCCGGCGTTTCGGAAGTAGCTGGAATAGTCTTTGGTAGTTCCTTGTCCATCACGGATATTGAGTTCTGCATCTAATGTTAGTGCGGTTTGTTTGGTAAAGCCATCGGCTTCATTAAAAATTTGGGTAGGTATTGTCTCCTCTTGATTTCTGCGGAAGAGGTCCAGCCGGTGGCGGCCACTGATAACTTCGACATCTCCATTGAGTCTTCGCCATGCAATGATTGGAGCAAGTCCACGCCTATCAACTTTGCCTTGTAGAGCCTCGCCCTGCACCACTCCAGTTTTTGGGTCGGCATTCTCCTTAAAATTCGGCACATCTTTGGAGAGCCTAAGCTGCGCTACTGGAAAATCCACGGTAGGCATTCCTGCAATATCTGAAACAGATGCCCCCTCCCCGCTGATCAATTCGGGTGAGCCTGTCGGTTCAGGCGCGGTCGTTGCGCTTGCCACTGGGGCAGAGGCGGCGGGGGTAATCTCAACGGCGGTCGAAGGGTCGAAGGTATCATTTGATACCACGGGCGGGTTAACCTGTGGGTTAACTGCTGCCGGGGCGGGCAGGGCTTGGATTCCCTCGGGGCCGGGCAGGGCGTTGCTGCCGCCTTGGAAGGCTGGCGCTGCGCCGCCACGGTTGAGGAACGCTTGGCCGGTGTAGGCGGCGGGTTGGCCTTGGATGGGGATGGCGGCTACGGGATTCTCGGTGGCGTAGGGTATGGCGGGCTGGCTTGGGCGGGGGGTAAAGCCTGCGTCGGCGAGGGCGGCTTGCTGGAAGCGAGGGTTGATGATCTCGGTGGCGTCGAGGAAGCGGAAGCCTGCGGCGTCCACGGTGGCACGGCGGATGGCTTGGGCGTCGATGAGGCGTTCGTCGGCGCGGAGGGTTTGCACTGCCTGCCGCATGACATTGTAATCCTCGGCATCTTGTCGGCTGGCGCGGCCGGTGCGGACTTGGTTCTCCAGGGTGACAAGCTCCTCGGGGGCGTAGGTTTTATTACGTGCCTTCACGCCGATGCCTGCCGTGAGTGCGCCGAGGGTGCCGGATATGGCTGTGCTGGCGGGGTCGAACTCGGGGCGTTGCTGCGGCTGCTGGCCTGTCTGGCGGTATTGCTCGGCGGCGAGGAAGGGGTTGATCTCGGGGTGGATGAGTTTGTCGAGGCCGATGTTGGCGGCTTGGATGGCGACATCCGTTCCCACGCCTATGGAGGCTCCAGTGCCGAGGGCTCCACTGATAAACTTGGCGGCTTCAGCTCCGCCTTTCTCGGCGCGGATGAGGTTCGCTGCGTTAGCCAGGCGCGAGATGGATACGGGAGTCGGGGCGAGGATCGAGACAAGTTGGCCGGCGGAGTTGTAGCCTGGGGCGAGTTGGTTGGCGGCGTAGAAGCTATCGAGCAAGTCGCTTTCCTTGGCCGAGGCTTCGAGGGCTTTGTCGTAGGCGGCACCCAAGCCTATGGCCGCGCCTGCGCCTGCGGCGATGCCTACGGCTACAGCGCCGGGACCGGTGGGGATGGTGGCGGCGGCAGCGGCCGGGCCTGCGACGATGGCTCCACCTGTCTGTATGGCTCCCTTGAGGAGACCGGAGGCGGCGGCTTTGGCTTCGGGAAATGCACCGGCGCGGCGTTCGAGGTCGCGGCGTGCGGCGGTGGCCTTCTCCACGCCTAAGATGTAGGAGTCGGTCGCTTCGTCGTATTGATCGACGGTGCCTTTGAGAAGCGAGGTGTAGTTGGTGGAGTCGATGACGCCGAGTTTCCACATTTGCTCCACGGCCATGTTGTAGCGGGCAGGGTCGATGTAGAGTCGGCCATCGAGCGTCTTCCACGGCGTGCTGCCTTGGGGGAAGATACCTTCCTTTATGCCCTGGTCGTCGGCGGCTTGGCCGTTGCGCTCGGCATCGCGCAGGAAATCAATCGCCTCGTCCGGCTGCGGCACGGGGGATGGCACGGCGGCGGGGAGCGCGGGGGCGTCCTCCACCAGCATGGCCGAGGACGCATCAAACTCCTCAAGCGGGACGGCCGAGGAGGGATCAAATGCCGGGGCTTCCTCTTCGAGGAGGACGGCTGTGGAGGGGTCGAAACTCATTCAAACACTCCATTGCCACGGTAGATTGCCTTATTGCCCTTGGCGTCTGTGTAGGCTCTGCCGACGATAAACTTATCAGGAGTAGGCATGGGGTTTGGAGTAGCCTGCGGTGCGGCGGAGCGGGTGGCAGGCGTCGGCGCTGGCGAAGGAGTTGCGCTTGGCGTGGGAGATGGAGTGGCGGCCGGTTGTGCTGCTTGAGGCTCTTCGGAATTAGACCTCCGCACGGGGCGCAGGGAGATTTCAATGCGCTTGTCGTAGTCGCTTTTCTCCTTTTCCAGTTGAGTGCGCAGAGCCTTCACCTTTGTTCCCATCCACGGAGCGGCGGCGTAGTTGCCGGTTTGGGTGTCGTATTCCACCTTGTCGCCTTCGGTAAAATTAGTGAGAGCATCAAGGCGTGCGCCGAGATTTTCGCTCTGCATTTGCAGGCGCTTGATATTGTCCTCTTGCGTAGCCGAGAGCTTGGCTTGGCCGCGCACAGCTTCACCACTGGCTTCATTCCATGCCGGGAAACTGCGTCCGGTGAGCGGGTCGATCATCATTATTGTGCCATCTTCCGCTTTATCTCTTTCCAACTTTACCGGCTCCGGTTGTTTATCTGCTTCAATTCGCTGGCCATTTGCAAAATACACCGAACGGCCATCGGGTAACGATACTGTTTGCACCTGGTTGGCGCGGGAGCGTTTCACACTATCCTGGTAGATGCGCACGGCATTGTTGGAGGTAATCTGCCCGCCGGAAGACATGGCTGCGCGAACGACTTCCTTCTGGTGGGGAGACATGGCAGCCCACTGCGCTTTGCTGGTAATGCGAATGCGTTTGCCTGCGGCAAGTTGTGCAGCCAAGTTATCCAATGGCTCCTCTTCCTGCCCGTCCATGGCATCCATCGCACTGCCGACAGGTTGTTGCACTGCGGCGGGTTCGTTTGGGTCGAGAGCTATGAGCGCGTTGCCGGGGGCGATGAATCCGTTCGGATCCGCCGACGGAAGAGGCCCGGAATAGTCGTTTTGTGAAGGGGAGGCCATGGGGGTATTTTACTGACGGGTGTCAATCCTGCCAGATGTCAATGCCCTCGGCGACATCCACCGAGAGGGCGGGGTTGGAGCCGCCGCCACCACCGCCGAGGATTGCTTTCTCTTTGGCGAGTTGGAGGGCTTGGGTGTATTGGTTGTTTTGCTGGGCCATTTGTCGCATGCTTTCAAGCTCGGCTTGGTGAGCCATTACTGCGCCGGACATTTTATTGGGGTTGCCTTTGGTTTCTTCGAGAGCTTTGCCAAGCGAAGCCTTGAATTTTTCGCCTTGGTCTCCGTAGTTGTCGGAGAGACTCATCATGGCTTGGCCGCTGGCCATGGATTGTTCCATCTTGGCGTTGTCGGTTTGGTTCTGCTCGATGCGTTTATTGACCATACCCATGGCTGTGTTGAAGGAGGAGGTAAGGGAGTTTTGGAAATTTGCTTGGCCTTGGGCGCGGATGTTGGTGGCGTTGTTGGCTCCTTGGGCGTAAATCTCGGCGGAGCGGTCGGTGACGGCGGGGGCGTATTGCATGGGGGGGGTTAGGCGGGGTTGAGGAGTTTGTGGGCGAGGGTGAGTGGGACGGTATCGAAACAGGCTCCGGTGGCGGCGTGCCAATCGCGGGCGGCTTGGCGGAGGGCTTCGCGCTGGGCGTGGGCGAACCATTGCTGGTCGGTCCAGGCGTGGTCGGTGAGCCAGGCTTGCGCGGCGGTGGGGTCGGTGATGCCGAGGCGATGCCACATGCGGGTGCTGGCGGCGAAGATGTCTTCGGGGGTGGTGACGATGCCGAGGATCTGGGCCAACTCGGAGACGAGGTGGCGGTCGGTGGCGAGGGCGCGGTCGGCTTCGCTGGTGAGGTGGTGCTGGCGTTGGCCGTCGCCGGTTGGCAGGTCGTTGGCGAGGAGGGCAAGAAAATAGGCGCTGTGCGTGTGCTGGGGAGTGTCGCGCTGGAGGGGAGCGGCGACATGCTGGGCGTGGCGTATGGCTTCCTCGGCGTCGAGGGCTTTCTGGTCGCGGTAGTTCTCGCGGAGGAGGTCTGCTATGGGGCCGAGGGCTTGGCGCAGGCGAGGCCAACTGCGCTCGACATAGTAGATGCTGCGAGCAGCGGCGAGGATGCCTGCGAGGTCGGCTGCTGGCAGGAGGCCGTCGGCGACGAGGCACTCGGCGGTGGCGCGGAGGTTGACGATTGGAATGGAGAGGGCGCGGTAGCCGTCTTCGGCATGGCCGTGGGCGAGGGCTACATCGGCATCGTCGGTGCAAGATTCGTCGGCATACCACCCGGAGATGATGCCGACGGGCTCGGCTCCGTAGCGGGCGCACTCGACGGCGCGGAGTGCGCCGAGGCTGCCTGCGCCGATGACGCGGCATCCTTGCTCGATGGCGAAGAGGATTTCCTTATGCCAAGGGGCGAGGCTTTGGTGAAAGAGGCCGTCGATGAGGAGGATGGTATCTGGACCTTCCAGTGCGGCGGCGGCGATGTCGCCTTGCTGCGCGGGGGGGCGGAGGTCGGCATCGGCGGGGATATTTGCGGGGCGTGTGGGGCCGAGGAAGATTTTCATTTGGCCCTCCTGGCGCGGTGGCCTGGTTGCGAGTAGTCGAAGGTGTAGCCTTCCAGCGTAGGGGTTATGACTCGCACGACGCTGCATGGGTAGTCGTGCGTGAACTCATAGACGAGTGGCTCGGGTATACCGGCGGCATCGAGGAGATCGAGGAGCGTGTCTATGTCTGCCTCAAAGGTGTCGCAAGAGCGGTCGGGATGGGTGTTTGCGCTGGTGGTGGCGTGCTTGTAGAGGCGGGCAAGGATGGCGGAGGAGTCGGTGGCTTTGACCTTCTCGTAGCGGGCGTGGAGAAAGTCATCGCGGCTCCCGGCGATCCATACTGCGCGGGCTTGGATGGTCTCGGTGAGAGCGCGGGCTTGGGCTACTGCTGGATCGAGGTGGGCGGCGTAGCCTTTATTGACTCCACAGCCGCTCTCGCAGTCGATGAGGTAGGCTATGTAGGTGGGCAGGCCGATGTCGCTGGTGACATCGAGCAGGACGGGGGTGATGTCGGCGTCGCGCAGTGTGCGGACGAGGCGGGCTACGGTGGGGTCGGTGATGGTGTCGAGATCGACACGGGGGAAATCTTGTAGCCTGTGCTGGGCGATGGCTGTGGCATCGCGTTCGATGCACTCGTAGAGGCCACCGGCGACGGCTTCGGCGTAGGTGTTGCCGGAGGAGAGGCCGTTGCTTGTGTAGGCAAATGGCAGGCTGGTAAGCGGAGCGGTGTCAGGTCGGGCGAGGAGGCGCACGGTGTCGGCGGGCACCATGCGGGCGGATCCACTCTGTAGGCCGCGCACCTCGGTCCACGGCATGAGGGCGTGGGGGTGAAAGACAGCTCCCTTGGAGAGTGGCAGGCGGGTCTCGGCTTTGTCACCGAGCTGCGCTGCGGTGGCGAGGATATGCCGAGGGCGGCTGGTCTCGCCGACATGGCGCTCGAAGCCTTCCATCATGGCCGAGCATTTCGCTGCGGCAGGGGTGGCTCCTTTGCCGGAATCCACGGCCAGCACTATGGCATCGGGCCGGATGCACTGGGCGACACAGATACCGATGCGGTCGAGCCCAGTGATCTCGGCAAGGCGGGTAATGCCTGCGGCGTGAAAGTGCGGCCGCATGCGCTCGAGTGTTTGCTCTGGCGTGCAGGCGCGGTGGGCTCCTTCGAGTCGGATTTTCTCTGTTAGTTCCAAGACCATTGAAGGGTGCGGAGCGTGAGGCGGGCGATGAGGCGGCGAAGTGGCGTGGTGATGGCGGCGGCGATGGATTGGCCGTGCTGGCAGTAGAGGCGGATCGTGCGGTCGCTGGCATGGCGGAGCATGGCGCGGCGGTATTCCACCCAACGAGTAGTGACCGTGCCGAAGGCGGCGCGGGCTACCCAGCAGGCGGCTGCGGCGGCTCCGATGACGGCGCTGGCTCCCATGGCCGCTCCGTGAAGGCCGGAATTGGCAGCATTGTCGCTGGCCCTGGCTCCCATGTAGGCGCTCTGGAGGGAGGCGTTGTTGTTTTGCACGGTGTTCCAGCGGGAGTCGAGCATGGAGGCGTTGACTCCGGCGACATTGCCGGCCATCTGGTTGGCGCTGTTGTAGGTGTTCCCTATCATCTGACCGCTTTGGCCGAGCGTGCTGCCTCCCATCCCGAGGGCGGGGTTCATGGCTCGGGCGTAGGGGTCAATGGTGATGTTAGCACCGGCGAGGCTGCTGCGGAGGTTGGCTTGGTTCATCCTGGTGTTGGCGGACTGGCCGAGGACGGTGCCGACTTGGCCGATGCGGTTGTGGCGGTTGCCGACGAGCATTTGGTTGGTGGATCCAGCAAAGTTGCGGCGACTCGCTTCGCGCTCGGTGGCGTAGGCATCGCGGTTGAGGACTTCGGCGGCGAGGGCTCCAGTGCCAACTCCAAGGCCACGGGCAGCCATCCCGGCGCGGGCTTGCTGGGTGGCTTGGCGTTCCTGCTCGGGGCTGAGAGAGCGGCCGAGGGCGAGTTCGCTGGTGGCTTGGCGCTGTAGCTCGCGCTCGATGTCGGTGCCTTCGAGGTCGCGGGCGGCTTGGTAGCCGAGCTGCTCAGTGTAGTCGCCGATGCGGCCAAGTTGGCCCACCTGCTCTTCGGCTGCAATGAGTTGGTCGGTGGCGCGTTTTGTGTAGGCGTTGTTGTTGCCAGAGAGGCTATTGGAGAGTTTGCCAATCGTGCCGAGTTGAAGCTTTTCAAGCTTTGGATAGGCTTCGATCTGCGCGTTGAGTTGGTCGCGGTATTGCTCTTTTGCAGCTTTGCTGGATTGCGCCATCATGGCGCCGTAGTCGATAGGCTGCGCTTGGGGAGGAGCGGCTTGCGGCTTGGGTTTTTCTGCTGAACTACCTCCCATTACGCTACCCTCCCTTCAATGAAACCAACACGGCGGGCGAGTTTAGTCCACGGGTAGGCGTGAGGTTGGAAGGAATTGCGGCGGTGCCAGATGGCCCACTCTTGGGGGTGCGTGGCTAGGCGGAGAAATTCGCGGACGGGGTTCGCGTGGCCGACCGAGGCGGCCAGCTCGACGAACCAGGCGTTGGGGGGGAGGTCGTAGGTCATGGTGTTAGTGTCTGGGGAGTAGTGGACTTCGTGGGCGAGGAGGAAGACTTGCGGGGTGGTGAAAACGAGGCCGTTGGCCATGTGCCAGGCGAGCAGGGATTCGAAGGGTTCGGTGGTGTGTTCGTCATGCCAGTTGCGGGCGCGTTCCCAGGGGAGCATTAGGCTTTGATGCAATACAACATGGCGATGTTGCGCGGGCGGGTTTCAGTGTTTCCAGCAGGGGATTGGCTGGAGGTGGTAAATAGGTGCTGGTGGCGGGTGGATGCGCCGCCAGTTGCATCTGTATAACGAGAATTATTTAATCCTGGCCCGTTTCCGCCTGCCTCTCGAAAATTACCATTATTGGGAGAATACTGGGAAAAAGCATGCGTATGATCCGGCGAGTCATTGCCAGTAGTTCCAGAATGCGTGTGGCTGATAACACCATCAGCTTGCTTTGCTCCAAAAGTTCCGCTGGCCGTCCCATCTGTATTAGTTCCACTGCCACGCACGAAATATCCGCGTAAATCTGGGAGGTGGAATGTCGTGTTTCCATCACCTGTTCCGTAGGTTGTTCCAATGGCCGCAAACAAAGCGGAGTAGGTCGTTCTTGAAACTGTTGATCCATTGGCGGCCAACCACCCGCTCGGCGCGGAGTTCATGGCAAAAGCTTGCACGGCACCGGATGGGATCAATGCCTGCTGGACAACGGCGGCAAGTTTAGAAAATGCAATAGCAGCCGTTGGAGAAATGTCAGAATCACCAATATTAGAAATAACCGGCGTAGCCGCCGAGTTAATCTTCGCCGGGGTGACGATTTCGTTGTTTTGGAAAGTGTATCCTGGAGTAACGGTTGCCATCTTTAGTTTTCAGTTTTCAGAGTTTAGTTTTCAGTTAATTCAGCGTGCGGGTTTCGGTGCTGACCGGCCCGCTGATTGTCGCCTCGGCGGTGAGGGTGCGGAGGATGGGGCGGCCGGAGGTGGTGCGGAAGCGGAGGTCGAGGGCGGTTGCCTTGCAGCGCAGCGGAGCCTTCAGCGTGTAGTCCTCTTGGTCGGCAGTGGTGTTCACCAGAGAGGCGATCTGGAAATCGGCGTCAAAATCCGTCGTCACCGCATCCAGTATGCAGGCGCTTCCGGCGGGCAGAACGACGCTGGCTTTGGTGCGGGTCAGGCGTTTGGCGTTGAGGCTGCCCCATCCATAGCGGCGCGTCAGGAGACTGCCGAGGACAGGTGTGCTGCCGAGGCCGCTTTGGGTATCGTCGGCGCCGGTCTCTTGCTCATCGAGGAGGAAGAGCTTGCCGGTGGTGGTAGCCGCGAAGAGGCGGCGTTGTGTGCCGTAGTCGGAGACGAGTAGGCGGTTCAGCGGGAATCCGTAGATGTCTTTGGTTTCCCACTGCTGGTTGAGCATGTTGAAGGCGAAGAGTGCGTTCGGATCGGTGCTGCTGCCGAGCGGCACGGCGAGGTAGTAGCGGTTCGCAAAATAAATGCCATTGCTCAGGTGCGCTGCCGGGGCGTTGATCTCGGCGATGAGGTCGGCGATGGGGTCCGAAAGTGTTTGCGTGCTGCCGCGCAGCTTGAGGTCGAATTGATTGTCCAGCCGGTAAACGCCATTGTCGCTGAGGAAAAACACATACACGCCTGCGGTGGCGATGCTGCGCTTGGCCGAGCAGCCGATCTCGTCAGTGAGGAGTTGCAGGCTGGAATTGGCGGGGTCAATCGAGACGCCATCCGCGCCGATGGCTGCCGTGGCCAGCCAGATGGATTTGCGGCAGAAGACCAGCACTTGCCCCTCGGCATAGGGGTGCAGAGCCACGATGTAGTCGTTCGAGCCAGAGTTCGCCCGGAATGCCTTGCTCACAGGGTCGTAGGTCTCGGCGTCGAAGACATCGGAAATCAACACCTCATCGCGGTTGCGGGCGATTACGAGTTGGTTGTTGTAGTAGGTCGCCGTGCTGGTGCTGGGCAGGCGCGAGTAGGTCACGCCGACCGGATGCGAACCCTGCGCGACGCGGGCAAAACCATTTGCCAGGATGCCATTCCACACCAAGGCAGGTTGGACACGCTGGGAAATAATCGTGCCGCTGGCAGAAGCCGCTGTGGCGGATGGAACAGAAAACGAAAACTGCGTAGAGGAAATCCGCGTCACCTCAAAGTCGGCGAGATACCCCGCCTCCCCTGCCCCGCTGATGCGCACCACCTCGCCGGTCTGGTAAGGGTGCGTGCCAAGCGTGGTGGCCGTGGCCGTGCCGCTTGCCTGCGTGAGCGTCTGGAGGCGGATCAGCGACTCCTCGCGGGTGCGCAGCAGGTAGAGCTTGTCAAAGGCTTGAATGACCTCGATGTCGTCGCCAGCGACCAGCGTGTCGGTATTGGGAAGCTGGATCGTCTGGAGATTGGCCCCGTCGCGCCAGAGGTAAACAGAGTTCGGCCCGGCAAGGACGATGTATTCGTTGGAATTATCCAATCGCGGCGAGGAGTAAATGCCAGCGCCGATGATGCCGCCGGTGTAGGTCGTTTGAACGATAGGCCCTTTGTTGGCCACAAGCGTTCCGGTGGCGTTTGCGCCGGGGTCGGCAGCCATCGTGTAGGTGAAGGTATTTGCGTCGGTGGCCGTGATGTAGAAGTCGCCGTTGTATTGCGAGGGCGAGGCTCCGCGAATGTTGATGCGGTCGCCGGTGGCGTAGCCATGCGCGGCGAGAGTGGCCGTGGCCGTGAGGTTGCCGCTTCCGCCGCGAGTCAATGAGGAGATTGTTTTGTCCGTGCCGAGCTGGAAGGGAACGGTCAGCGCCTCGCCAATGTAGCCGATGGATTCCCCCAGCCGCTTGGCTCCTTTGCGCGTCTGCGCCACGCCACGGTCGAGTCGCATGTTCTCGGCGTATTGGACCATGCCCGGCTGGAGTTGCAGCGGGTTCAAGCGGGAGGCCATGCCGAGGAATCCGGCATCGCCTTCTGTTATGGTCTGGTCATCGGGCATCTACCTTCTATTGTGCGGGGGCTTGTCAAGTAGGCTGCGGATGGCGGCAACGCTCAGGCGCATTCGGTTGTTTGTGCTGAATAGGTCTTTGATGGCGCTGGCTGTTTTGTGCGGGTGGGCGAGGATTTTTTGGCGAACCTTTGGCAGTAAATCGGCGGGGATGCCGGGGATTGTCTGTGCGGCGGCGGGCGCTTTGCTCTCGGTGGGCTTTCCGGCCGTCTGCCGGTAGCCGGTCTGGTAGAGGAGTTGACGGCTGCCGGGGGTCCAGCACGGGAAATTCTGTTTCTCAACCTGGCCGTCGCGGATCGAGGCGGCGAGGATTTTTGGGACTTCGCTGATTTCGCAGTCGAGGTCGGCGGCGATTTCGTCGGTGGTGCTCCAGCCTTCGGGGAGGCTGTTGGTGCGCTTGGCGAGGGATTTCCAGCTCATAGGTAGATGGGGGAGGTCATGGTGCGTCCGCGTTTCTTATCCAAAAGGAAGTAAGTCTGCGTGGGGGGCTCGAAGGAGGCTTTGATCGAAAGGGCGTAGGCGTTGTAGCCGATGAGGCTGCCGTTGCAGAGCCAGTGCCGGTTCTGCTGGTATTGGTGCCAGTGGCCGAAGAGATCAAGGTCGGCTCGGTTCGGCGACTTATTCCATGAAGCTATTGCCTTTTCGGTAGGGATCGTGAGGCCCCCGATGCCGCCTTGAAATTTGAGCGAGTCGCCATGGTGGAAGCGCAGTCGGCGGTCGTAGACCGTCATGAAGTTGAAATAGCTGTCGGCGATTTGAAATTCGATCTGCTGGTCATTGGCAAAACGGCCTTCGAGGATTTTGTAGAGAAGCCACTCGTAGCTGTGTGCGGCTCCGGTGGCGTGGCGGGTTTTGATCGTCGTGCGGCCGTGGTTGCCGTAGCTGGTGGGAATGATGATGCGTTTGAAATGCGGCTTGAGCGTGGCGAGGCCGTCGGCGAGGCGGTCTTGGAGCCAGAGGATGACTTGCGTGGGCGTCTTGCTGTTCGACTCGGCAAGCTCTTCGTGAATCATGCCGGTCATCAGGTCGCCTCCCAACCACAAAATCAGGTCGTCGATCTTGGCCCCGTGGCGCTCGATCTCGGTGAGGCGGGCGATGGTGGAGAAAAATTTCTCGATACGAGTTTTGGCGATGGGCAGGCGATACTCGTTAAGGCCGTTGACCGATGCCGCTTCCACCGTCTCTTCCACATGCCAATCGCTGGCGAGGGCGATGGCCACGGCCTCGGCCTTGTCGTTCATGTTGACCGAGAGCGGATGCGGGCGGATGCGTGTCTTGCCGAGGGATAGGGCGATGCCGAGTTGCTTCTCAAGGTCGGCGGCGCTGGCGGCGTATTGGGCGAGCTTGGCTTTGAGGCTGTCCACCTCGGTCTTGTGGGCTTTGTCCGCTTGCTCGCGGGCTATGGAACTCCAGGATGTTTTCATTATACTTCTTCCTCGGTGAGTAGGTAAGGGATTGTCTTCTGCCCGGCGCGGTCCATTTCGGAATAGACCAGGGAAATGAAAGACTCCCACTGGCTGGGGTAGATGGTCTGGCAGCCTTCGCTGCTGGTGGTGCGGAAGCCGCCTTTGTGGATGTTGATGGCGATGCCCATGCTGTCGCCTGATCCGTCGCGGGTCACGGGGAGTTCTTCGGCGGGGTTCGCGGGGCGCAGGGCAGGATAGCCGCCGCCGGGCTTGGAGAGGCCGTGTTTGCCTTTGCGGTAGCGATGCACGCCGGGCTTGAGGACGGCAATGCCTGGGCGGCGGATCGAGGGGTCGGTGTTGGCGTTGAAGGTAGCGTAAGCGTTTGGGGAGACGAGGAAGATAGCGTCGTCGTAGATGCCTCGGTCGTTCTCGCCCGGCACGCCCATGGAGTCGCGGTAGTAGCCGCGTATGCCCACAAGCGCAACCTCATCGGCGACGCGGGCCTTGGTGAGCAGGGCTTGCGTTTTCGACTTGGCTTGTTGTGGGCGGCTCGGGGGGAGCATCGGGAGGATTAAAATTTATGGATCATTTTGAGGAAGTCGGCTTGGGCAGCTCGGGGAGCTGGTAGCAGAAATTGCCGTAGTCCGTCTTGAGGCAGACTTGGGGGCTGCCCATGCTGGCGCACCCACCGAGGAGCAGGAGCGCTCCTACGGAGAAGGCGGTGGCGAGAAGGCCGAGGACGATCTGGGCGGGGTGGATCATTTTGCTTCCTTGCGGAACACTTCGATGAGGCCGAGGACGGCTGCCACGGCGGCGGCGATGGCGTTCACCTGGGCGGGGTCGATGGTGATGCCGACGAGACCAGCAAGGATGGCGAGGCCACGAAATGTGGAGGGTTCTTTCAAGCGGGAGAGGATGTTATTCATAGGGGATCATTGGGGGTGTTTTTGTTGCGAAGAATGGCGTAGAGGGACGCGAGCCCGACCGCGCAACCGATGAGCAAGGACGCAATTCGCAGCCACGCTTCCAGCTCGGGCAGCATGGAAACGGTAAGCCCTGTCGCGGTGGCGAGGAGGCCGGTGAATGAGGCGGCGGCTTGATGGTGGTCCATTGTTAGCTGAGGGCGGCGGCGAGCTGCGCTCCGGTGGTGGCGACGGTGCTGCACTGGCCGAGGCGGTCGGTGTTGAGGAGATCCGTCTTGCCTTTGATTGCAGCGATGTCGCTGTTTGCTGGCGCGGTGTAGGCGCTGCCTGCAAGGCGTGTGCTTACTGCGGCATCCACTCGGGCCAACTCGGTGGCAAGCTCGGAGCGGACTGCAGTGGCTACCGTGGCAGCGCTTGGCGCGTTACCTGCCCCGGAGATTGGCGCGTCGATTCGGGCGAGTTCGGTAGCGAGTTCCACGCGAACTTCGTCGGCGATAGCGGCGGCGCTTGGGACGGTTGGCGCGTTGGTCAGGGTCGTGACCGTGCCGCCCGTAATCGTGCGCGATGCGTGGCTCCAGATGTCGCTTGGCGTGACAGAGGCGGGCGCGTTGGTGAGGTTGGTAACGGTGGCGAGCGTTCCCGATGGCGCGAGGCGGCTTGATACCGTTGCATCGAGGTTGTCTAAGTTGCCAGCGCGGGCGGTGGTGAGGCCTTGCGCGGTGAGCGCGGATTGGACATTGGCGGTAGTAAGGACTGCTGTGCCGAAGCCTGCATCTACGGGGACACCCAGCGC